TTCATTCTGTTGGTTCTGCATAGTGTTCCTTTAAATGCTGTTGAAGTATACTGTCGGTTGCAACTGACAACCTGAACGCAGTATAGCACAACTTTTCACCTTCTGTATTGAACATGCGTGAAATTTTCATCTGTTTCACTTTCATTGTTCCAAGACCTCGAAGCTTTACATCCGTACCTTCAGCAAGTAATACCTGAATATTACCCACTAAGTGATTCAGCACATCTTCTACTTCGTATTGATAGTAGCCAGAGGACTTAGCTACCATTTCAATCAGTTGTTTGTACTTTTTTGACTTACGTTTTTGTTTATCACCCAAGGGAATACCTCCATTGCTCTAGGAAATACCAATGCATTCCAGATTTCTCTAGTTTCAGCATATGCAATTTCATTCAGTACATAATGAATCTTGTACATACGATTATCACCGAATACACTAAACATATCACCTTCTTTTAACTGCTCAAGTTTCAAAGGTTCTGTTAGCATAACCCAATCGTTTATATCATGTTCATTCAACATTAAACACCTCCGAGATAGCTTCAGCTACTTTCTGAGCCAGTACAATATGCTCTAGCTGTGTACCATTAGCTTTACGTACTTCAATGTAGTGGATAAAACTACGAATGGTTCCTTGTACGTACAAACGAGACATAGTGCAACCCTCTGGTAGTACAGCACGAGCTTGCTCCTTAGCGATACCATTGGCAATAGCGAAGGCATAAGCATTTTGTGCAGTCTCAATAACCTTGTTCTGGTAATTCTCCCATAGCGATTGCAATGCTAGATTCTCAGTGATAACGGAGTTCTGACGATTCTTAGGGTCTTGTAGTCGTGCTTCCCTAGTAACAAACGTCAAATCCTTTGTAGGGTCTGCATAGCGTTGGCTAAACTCCTGAAATGTAAAACTGCGGTGACGTAATAGCTGACGAGCAATATCACGAGTTGTTTCAATCTCAATAGTTGCACTAGCCATTTCAAACGGACTAAAGTGCTTGTGCTTTAGCAGATAAGTAATCAGCTTATCAGAGGTTTCCATGTTCAGTTGGTTACTTGGGTTAGACACCCTAGCGCAATAAGCCACAAGGTCTTTAATGGTCTTAAACTGCCCTTTGAACTCTTCGGTAGCCTGTGAGTAAGCAATTAGCTTTGCGGTGGTGTAATCTTCAATCTTTTGCATCAATAACCTTTCTGTGTTGATCTGCTGAGTAAATATCTTCATGTTGCATAAAAGCAACTACTTCGTCTTCTGTGATGAACTTGTGCTCTCCGTATAGATTATATGCGGAATCTAAGCCTACGTCAAGCATTTTTCCACGATAATCTTTAAAATTACCATGAGAATGACCATGTAGATGCCATGAACCATGACTTTGACGATGCCACGATGCAATAGGGAAGTGAAATAGTACTGTAGGAATATCCTGCAGCTTAATTTCCTTGTAATCATACCATGCTTGAATCAAGTTATCTTTTACAAGTTGATCTAGGTGCTCTCTACGATCATGATTACCCTTGATGAAAATCTTTTGACCGTTTAGCTGCTTAGTAAACTTTGCAATATCATCGTAATTTTTAGCAAAGGAATAGTCACCTAATGAGTAAACAACGTCACCTTTAGTGACTTGACTATTCCACAAATGCACCAACCATTCATCATGATTTTCTTGAGTTGTATCTACGCTTCTATTTGTAAATTCAACAATTCTTTTGTGTGCCATATGTAGGTCACTCGTAAAAATTCGCATAATTTGCTCCATTTTGATTACATTTATCAATGAAATATTTCCTGCATTCACTAGCAAGAATCAGTGCCAACTCTTTACCATATTTACTTATTGGAAAATGAAAGGTTATTGGTTTTCCAGATGGAAATTCCCTGTAAGATGCAGAGTATGCATACAACACATCATCTATGTTTAACTCCGAAACTCCTGTAAAACCTGATTTATTGTTTTCTTGTAATTTTTTACCCGTGTGACTCGAACATTTTCTCATGTTTTCTGATTGATGCACTACTTCAAGATTTTCTAAAAGATTATTAAAAGGATTGTTATCAATATGATTAATAACTAAAGCATCATCGTACTCGCTATCATACATAGCACATAAAATTCTGTGAACTTTGTAAAGTTTTCCTTGATATCGCACATCCCATGTTTTAGCTTTCAATTTATTTTCATCACTCCAAGCCTTGGAACCAGCAACATCTCCACAATTCTTTTTACCACATTTTACTAGCCAACGTAAACCGGATGGTGATTCTGGATCATAATAAAAAATTTTATTCCACTCTATATCTGCATAATTTATCTTCATATCATTCCTTAAAATCTTCTTCGATTAAGTTAGCAGTATACAAATACAGATTATGTCTATCTTTACTAATCTCGTGCAATTCTTTGAGTAAAGTTACAACTTCTTGTATTGTTTCTTTGCGAGTTTGTTTCTGCAGCAAATCAGCAAATACTTTAAACTCCTGTTCATAATCACAGGACCAATCAATAGGTTCCTCTGCGTCTTCTTCTGGAGAAAAGAAACAGAAACCAGCTTCTTGTGCTAGTAGTTTGATTTTATCTTGCATTGTTACCTTTCATTTGTCCTTTAAGTCTAAGATACTCTTCGTCTTCTAGTTCACGAGCACCTACACAAGCTTTGTTAATCTGCTTTTCAGTTGCACGATTACCAAGGCGAATAAGACCACAACGACCACAGTATACAAACATACCTTTGGCGTGTAGCGTTCTGTTGAAGTTGTGACCTTGCATTTATGCTCCTTTTAAATTCTCAAGAATTAATCTGCGTTGTTGATCGCTCATACCTAACCAAGCATCTTTATTTATATTACTCACGATCAGGCGAGGTACATCATACCACATCTCTGGTAGAGTATTTGCAATTTCAAAGCCGTTTTTGTACATCAATTCTACATTCTTTGCTTGCATACGCATTAGCTTCTTTTTACCAATGTAGTAATCGGTCTTTAGTTTACAGCAGTTATTGTAATCATAAGTACCATCAGCTTGCATAGGATAAAGCATAAAGCCTTCACCACGATCTGACTTTGCGATTTCTAATGCTTGCTCTAATGTACAACGAATGGCTTCACCAAATGGAGTAAAATCACCAGTGTCTTTATTACGAGAACCTAAGAAATGCAAACCTTGGCGTTCTTGCACAATATGAGGGTCTTGTGGTAATACAACTTCAAATAAACAACTATATTGGTCATCAATCACAATATTATATAAATCATTATAATCATTCGAGATCAATTCCTTAGCCCACATAGCGTAATCACTTGTAGTAGTACCTGTAGTACTAACCAAGAGTTCACCATCATGCAGAGTAGCACAAGCCATGAAACCATTGACTTTCTTGTACATTTCAACTGGAGTATCCAAAGGAACATCTTTCCAGTAATTGCGCTCAAGGTAATTGAAGCTTTTACGTGGAGCAGCTTGTACGAGTTCTTTCGTAGCGTTTGAATACACATGACCTCTGCACTCTAGCAGATCAGTTATTTGATACCAGAGATATTCATACATGGCTTTACGAGCGTACTTGAACGTAGTGTACTTACCATCGTTTTTCAGAGTAGCAAGACCACGCATTACTAAATTGATTTGTTGATCATAGTTTAACATTATTTACTCCTTTACAGTCGTACACTGAATTTCCTTTTCATCTGTTCGACTTTAGCATCAGGACAACCGTGAACGTTCTTACCACCGTGACGATTCTCAACAATGATACTCACGAAGTTAGCTTCAGTATCTCGTGCAATTGTAGCATAAGTTTCCACTTCCCACTCAGCGCAAGATGTATTTGATACTGCAACTGACATTCCTTCGTACAAAGCTAACCATGTATTGCGCTTGCATTGCTGATGAGCATCTTCTAGTTTTGTAGGATCAAACTGATATACACCCGCTTCTGTAAAATAGTCATCAGCTTCATACATGCGTTGTACTAAGCGATTTTTGAATAGTTGCCAAGCAAAAGATGACTTACCACTTCCGGGTACGCCACGTATTAGATACAAAGTAGGTTTCATTTTATCCACCAATGTAAAAGACCAAACAAATAGATAGCTGCAGAAGCAGCTTCCACTAAAATCAAAGCTTTATCTTTGTAGTTAAAGCCCACGATACACCAGAGTATACCACCAATTGCACCAAAGATTAGATTCAATGGAAAAATATTTAATGCAGTTAGCAGCATACCGATCATATAGAAGATTGTACCGGACCATCTAAGCATGTTGTTCTACCACAACACCTGCAAGTTGCAACAGATCAGTGCCACCTTGATCACGATACGTATCTTTGTACACCAAGCGTGTAATGCCAGCTTGAATCATCATGGCAGCGCAAGGTACACAAGGAGAAAGAGTTACATACATTGTAGCACCAATACAACTTACGCCTTCACGAGCAGCTTTTAAGATGCAGTTGAGTTCAGCATGAATTACTTCTGGTTTTGTTACTAAGTATGTATCACCGTTTGAATCCCATTTTACATTTTCACATTCATTACGAAGCCCTGCAGGAGTACCGTTGTAACCAGTGAGAGTAACCCCTTGACTAGTGACTAAAACGGCTCCTACCTGTGCTCTAATGGCTTTGGATAACCTTGCATGAAGCATTGCTGTACCCATGTAGGTTTCATCTAATTGTTTTTGATCAGCCATGTACTTTTACTACTTTCGTAGGATCAACCTTAACGTGCTCTTTTTTATTAAGTAAAGCAACAGCTTCTTCATATGTATCTAGTGTGCAGAACTTTTCTACATTACCGTAGAAGTTCCACCAGTGGATTTCATCATCATTAGCAAATGTGTGCTTTTCTTTGTACTTCCAAACACCACCCCATTTACGTACAGCAAACTTACCATTAGCGAACTCCACAATGTGAGCTTTGAACGGATTGTATAGTTTAGGCAATTTCATATTCTTTGATTCCTTCTTCAGATGTATAACGAACGATCTTTACTCCAAATCCTTTGAGCATAGCTTTGCAAGTTGGACATGGTGCAGCTACTGCCATTGTACCATCATTATGAAACCGCTGCACAAAGATACTATGAATATTTTTGCGACCTGATGCAAGTACAGCAGAGAGTTCAGCGTGAAGTTTGTCCTTTTGTTCAGACTCTCCAGCTTTAACTGCAAAGTGCTTCATCAAGGGATGACTACGGCTGTAATCATTTACACCTGTACCAAGCACTTTACCTTTGCGGTCAAAGCACGTAGCAACAATTTCATAGCGTTTGCGTGTCAATTTAGCGCCCCATCTGCTTTTTAAGCTTGTGTTGGATACGTGCAAGAGCTTTGTGCCCTTTCTTAATCTTGCGTTGTTGTGTACGGTATTCATTCATTACATTGAAGTATGGTTCACTATCTTTATCATCAGGATTACTCTTTTCCCAACACTGTTGAATGCGAAGCTTTAGATTTCTTAGTTGTAGCTCATCGTTGGCTAGAACCAATGCTAGACCATCTGTTAGAAGCTGCAGTTCAGCTTGTGTAAGTTCTCGTGAAGGTCCGGGATAAAGGTATGTGTTTTTCAATAGAACAGGTTCCTGTACTGGTTTACCTTGCATTGCTCGTTCAGCTTTCTCCCATACGATTTCAGCCAGAGCTAGTTCACCATCTTCTAGACCAAGGTGGTTGATCATGTGATAGAATTCGTTCTTGAGTAGCATGTTAGTTCCTTTCGGTTTGGTTGTGAAGGCTCTACTGTAGCACAAGCTTTAGCACAATGCAACAAATAATTTAAAAAATATTTTGCAGATAGGGCTTGACAAGACTTGCCGATGTTGGTAGAATTCGGTTCAGGGGTCAGGGGCAGCAGAGGGACAAGCGAGAGTTGACAAGCTCAAGTTTCAAAAACTCAGTTTCAATTTAAGTATAACTTAAGTTATAACTGCAGTTAAGCACAAGTTTAAACAGAAGGTAAAGGAGTAAGTTATGAATGAAATGAATGAAAAGCCTACAGTATGCTACTTAGGAGTACCGCAGTTTTCTGATTGGGGTGAGCACAAGGTAGCACATCTGCAGTACGTCATCGGTCATCCAGCTTTAGGTAATTGCAGCAATGTAAGAACATCAAGTGTACAGGAAGTACTAAATGATGGTACAATCATTACTCGCAATACAATCTACAAAGCAATTTCACAGGAGAAGCTCAATGCGCTTAAAAGCTAAGGATGTTAAAAATATCCGTCTAACATGGCAAGAAGTCAAAAGTGATGGTACAATCTCATCTCGTACTTACGCTTGTGATGATAAAAGTGCAAGCTGGCATCTGATGCAAATGCGTAAGAGTCCTAGCCTTCGTAATATTAAGATGGAGAAACTATGAGTGATATCGCAGAAGAACGTATGCAGAACTACATTGACGAACTAGAGCAAGAGAACCGTCTGTTACGTGCTCGTAATGATAGGTTAGAAGCACTGGTGGGTAATCAACCTTCTCAAGAGCAGATTATTGCTGGTGCTAAAGCTTTGGGTAAACGATCAGCAGAAATCTGTGAAATTGATGAAGGTGATCAATGGAAGGTATACAGTGAAGAACTCATTGAAGATGCTCGTGTAGTATTGACTGCAGCTTTTAACTTGAAAGGGTGAACATGATCTATTATGTAACAATCAAAGTCGAAGAAACACTTGTCATTGATGATGTGTGCAATGAAGCTGAAGCTATTAAACGAGCAATACAATGCTTTGATCCAACAGCAGGTGACCCTGAAGTTGTAGAAGTATGGGATGATAGCGATGATTGATAAAACTCAAGTTATCATCCGTAATGCAATAATGACACCAGATGGTACTTACTTGCGTAGCTATCATCGTCATGACTATGTACAGCATCTGGATAGATTTACAGGTGAAGTTTACATTGTAGATGGTGGTAGCAATTACTTGCGCCGTAGTTTAAATACAACACCTGCAGAAGACCTTACTGTATACCTAAGTGATCCATTTGATGTAGTGCGTGAAGCTTTCGTATGGAAGAGCTACGGTAAGAACTTTGAACATTTACCTGATGGAATTTATATTAAGTTGTGCGATATGACAACTGAACATATTCGTGCTATACTTGAGACTCAGACGCAGATCAAAGGAAGTTTCGTTGAGATGCTATTCAAGAAAGAATTGGTGCTTAGAACAGGCACTCTAACTTTAGGAGAAAACGATGAGTGATGTTGAGGCTTTTTGGGCAAAGGTAGCAGCTAAGTTTGGTGACAATCGTACTTGGCATCAGTTGAACTTAATGGAGCAACAGATGGTTATCCAAGGTATTAACATGATTTTGCAGGTGGTAGCAAAATGATTCCAGAAGGTTTTAAACCACAGTTAGCTATTGAGCAAACAAAAGTCAAGACACAACCTAGCAATATGTATATGTCTGAAAAGCTCGATGGTATTCGCTGCATTATCTTTGGTGGTGTAGCTTACAGTCGTAGCCTCAAGCGCATTCCTAATCTGAGCATTCAAGCTTATGTACAACATCATGCAGAAGCTATGGAAGGTATGGATGGTGAACTTATCGTTGGTGATAAGAATGCACCTGATGTATTTAACCAAAGTACTTCTGGAGTTATGCGTATTGAGGGAGAACCTGATTTTACCTTTTGGGTGTTTGATCGCTGGCATCCTACAGCTACTTGGCTTGATCGTTATGCACGTTTGGTAAACCATAGTAGACTACCTGCTCGTGTTAAACTGCTAGAGCATTTTCCAGTAGAAGAGATGTTTAACATTGATGAATTCGAACGTGATATGCTGGCGCAGGGTGCTGAAGGTGTTATGCTGCGAGATACAGATGCTAAATACAAATGCGGTCGATCTGGTACAAAGAATCCAGAGCTACAAAAAGTAAAACGATTTGTTGACAATGAGTTTGAAATCATTGGTTGGGAGCCTAAGTACACCAACACCAATGAAGCAAAGACCAATGAATTAGGGCGCACAGCACGTTCTACAGCTAAGGATGGTATGGTAGCCCTAGACACAATGGGATCATTGATTCTATGCACCTCTAAAGGCGATACATTCAGTTGTGGTAGTGGCATGACAGACGCTATCCGAGAAGACTTGTGGGAGCGCAGGGAAACTTTAATGGGTCAACTTGCAAAGGTTAAGTATTTTGACGTTGGAAACGGGTATAATGTACCTAGATTTCCGGTACTGGTTGGTATCCGGCATAAGGACGATTTGTGATGTTTTGACGGAAACAGAAAAGGAGAAATTATGAGTGAACGTAAATTAGCAACGATTCGTAAGATCGCAGCTATTGAACCCATCGAAGGTGCAGATGCTATTGAAGTGGCTGTAGTCGATGGTTGGAAAGTTGTGGTTAAGAAGGGTGAATTCGCTTTAGATTCACTTGCTGTGTATTTTGAAATTGACAGTTGGATTCCGACAGAATTAGCACCGTTTCTATCCAAAGGTAAAGAACCAAGGGAATACGAAGGTGTAAAAGGAGAAAGACTACGCACTGTAAAACTACGTGGTCAACTTTCACAAGGTTTATTGCTACCAATTCCAGAAGATACAATCAAAGGTGCTGGTCATCTTATCGCTGAAGGTCTTGACGTAACTGATCATTTCGGTATCCTAAAATGGGAACGCCCAATGAATGCTCAACTCGCTGGTATGGCACGAGGTAATTTCCCTGCGCTAGTACCAAAGACTGATCAAGAGCGTATTCAAAACTTGACTCGATCTTTTGCAGAGTACCAACTTGATACTTGGTCCATCACTGAAAAACTAGATGGTTCATCTTGCACTTTCTATCTAGATGACGAAGGTTCATTTCACGTATGCTCACGCAACCTTGATCTGAAAGAAGACGAAGCAAATTCATTCTGGAAAGTAGCACGTAAGTTTCAAATCGAAGATATCATGCGTAGGAACTTCATGAAAGGTATGGCTATTCAAGGTGAGATGATTGGTGAGGGTATTCAAGGCAATCAGTACAAAGTTCAGCTTGACTTCTACGTCTACGACATGTACAATACAGCTACAGGGCAATACATTTTGCCAGTGCAGCTTAAAGCAGCGTGTGAACGTTTAGGATTAAAGCACGTACCTATTCTTGCAGAAGACACTGATATTAAAGAACAAAGTATTCAGTCTATCTTGGATTTTGCAGAAGGTAAGTCTTTGCTAAACGGCAGCAATCGTGAAGGTGTTGTATTCAAGAGCAACACTGTGCATGATCGCAGTTTTAAGTCAATCTCAAATTCTTGGTTACTGAAAAATGAATAAGGAGTAAAATGGCAGCATTCATCAAGCATACAAATTGCGATAAGTGCGGTAGCTCAGATGGTAAGGCAGTATACGAAGGTGGCTCTTCGCACTGCTTTGTCTGTGAACATACAGTACCGTCTAGTGAATTCAAGGAGTTAAATCCCAAGAAGACAACCAAAGTAAGATCAACAGCAAAGGAAGAAAAGAGTATGGAAGTTAAACCAAGTGGTAAACCTGCAATGACACCAGATGAAAATGCAGAGATTAAATCCGTAACTGGTGTAGCTGGTAAGGGTTTCCGTGGATTAAAAGATGAAACTACAAAACCCTTTGGTGTACGGTATGCGTATGATGATGATGGTGAAGTTGAAGAGCAGTACTACCCAACTACACAAGATGGTCAAATCGTAGGATACAAAATCCGTGAAGTACCAAAGAACTTTTACTCCAAAGGCAGAACTGGTGCTGACTGCGAATTGTTTATGCAGTTTAAGTTTAACCGTGGTGGTAAATACATTCTAATCACTGAAGGTGAACTTGATGCTCTATCTGCGTATCAGATGTTTGCTGAGTACACTAAAGCTCGTAGCGGCGATTATGAGATGGCTGTAGTATCACCAACTACTGGTGCTAACTCACATAAACAAATTGCTGCTCAGTATCGCTTCTTTGATAGCTTTGATAATATTATCGTTTGCTATGATAATGATAAAGCTGGTAAGGAAGCAACTGAAGATATAGTCAAGGCTTTGCCAAAGGGTAAAGTTAAAGTCATGCACATGCGATATAAAGACCCTAACACCTATCTTGAAGAAGGTAAACAGGATGAGTTTATTCGTAACTTCTATGAAGCTAAACGCTATACTCCAGTTGGTGTATTAGGTAGTGGTGATTTGTATGATAAAATCCTAGAGCAAGCTACAGTACCAAAAGTACCGTTTCCACCATTCATGAATACATTGAATGAAATGCTTGTAGGTGGCTTACCACTAGGACACATCATTAACGTTGCTGCAGGTACAGGTCTTGGTAAAACATCCTTTGTTAACGAAATGATTTATCACTGGATTTTCAACTCACCGCACAAAATCGGTATTGTTTCAATGGAATTAGATTCAGGTCAATACGGTGAGACACTACTAGGTAGACACCTCAGTCGTAAGATTTCGTTGATTCAAGATGATACCGCTAAGAAAGATTTACTGGAGTCTGATCGTGTGCGTGAAAAGGCAAATGAGCTATTCTATAACTCTGATGGTCAACATCGTTTCTATCTACTCGATAACCGTGATGGTACAATCGAAGAGATTCAAGATACAGTAGAAGAGCTTGTGGTATCATGCGGTTGCAGAATCATTGTGCTGGACCCCTTACAGGATATCCTTGATGGTCTATCCAATGAAGACCAAGCATTGTTCATGAAGTGGTCCAAGGGTATCATCAAGAGTCATAACGTAACGCTGATCTTTATCAATCACGTTCGTAAGTCAGCTTCTGGTGTACAGAATTCTTCACAAGGTGGTGCATTCACTGAAGAGGAAATTCAAGGTAGTTCTACTATCATTAAGTCAGCTTCAGCTAACATTTTGTTAAGTCGAAATAAGTACGCAGAAGACCCAACTGAACGCAATACAACCAAAGTTGTACTAAGTAAGAATCGTATCTGTGGATTAACTGGCCCTGCTGGTAACGTCTACTATGACAACGACACTCATACTTTGCATAACTTAGATGATTGGTTGAACAACAACAATTAAAGCTTGACGTAGACCTAGAGTTGTGATAGACTCTAGGTTTTCTTTATTGGAGAACTATAAATGGATTTGACAAGAGACTGGATTTATGACATTGAAACGTACAAGTCAGCTTTTACGTTCGCTGTTGTTCGTGCAGACGGTAAACACGCACGAGTATTTGAGGTTTCCAGCCGTACTAATGAGCTAGAGCGCATCTATGCTTGCGTTGACCATATTGAAGCCTCTACTGGTCGTTTGGTGGGTTTCAACAACGTAGGATTCGACTATCCTATCTTGCATGAAGTTCTTTTGAATCGCAGTCGTTGGTTGGCTAAATCAGGTAAGCAAGTTGCTGCTGATGTACACAAGCTTGCACAAAAGCAGATTGACTCCTTCAAGGATAATGGTTTCGGTAATAGCATTAAGACTGAAGAGCAAATTGTTCCTCAAGTTGACCTCTATCGTATCCATCACTTCAATAACAAAGCACGAGCCACTGGTCTAAAGATGCTGGAATTCAACATGCGTATGGATAACATCGAAGACTTACCTTATGCTGTGGATGCAGAACTAACCGCAGAAGAAATTGACAAACTTAAAAGCTATAACATGCATGATGTGCGCTGTACTCTTGCGTTTTACTTGAAGTCCATTGCTCAGATTGAATTCAGGGATAACTTGAGTATCAAACTTGGTCGTGACTTTACCAATGCTGACGATACAAAAATTGGTGCTGAGTTCTTTCAGATGAAGCTTGAGGAATCAGGTGTAAAGCTGCATAAGTTCAAAGACGGTAAGAAAGTCATGATGCAAACCAAGAGAGACAAGATCGCTATTAAAGACTGTCTGTTTGGTTATTACAAGTTTGATCGTCCAGAGTTTCAAGCAGTTTATGATTGGTTTTCTAAGCAGATCATCACTGAGACTAAAGGCGTGTTCTCAGATATTGAAGAGCACAATCTTGGTGAAGTTGCTAAGTACGCAAACCTTACTCTAAAGCGCAAGAAGTTCAAAGGTGCTCCAACTGAACGAGAAGTTGATGATTTCAAGAATGAACATCCAATGGGTTGGATCGAAGTAGAAGAGCTTAAGGCTACTGAATATCTGTTTGATGCCAATGGTGAACATGTGCTTGAATACATACTGGATGCTGATGGTTGTCCAGACCTTGCAAAGAAGCGCAAGAAGGTCCGTGTAGCGAAGAAATCCTATTGGGGTTGCTACCGTATTGCTGAGACTCTAAATGTCCTTGTAGATGGCTATAGGATTGATTTTGGAGTAGGTGGTGTACATGCATCTCTATCTGAGAAGGTTGCTAGTGCAGGTAAGCTGTACATGCTAAGGGACGCTGACGTAAGTTCAATGTATCCTAACATTGCTATTTCAAATAAGATTTATCCTGAGCATCTTGGTGCAGAGTTCTGTGCAATTTATCAAGACATGTATGAGCAGCGTAAATCCTATGCAAAGAATACACCTGAGAATGCAATGCTTAAACTTGCACTCAACGGTACATACGGTAAGAGCAATGATAAATACTCTGTGTTCTATGATCCAAAGTTTACAATGTCGATTACCATCAACGGTCAATTGTCTTTGCTAATGCTTGCTGATCGTTTACTGCAGATTCCAAAGCTAAAGTTAGTCCAACTAAATACAGACGGTTTGACTGTAGCTATGACACGAGATACTGAAGAGCAGTACAATGCAATCTGTTTGCAATGGCAAAAGGATGTAAAGCTTGACTTGGAATTCGTAGATTATCAGAACATGTATATTCGTGATGTGAATAACTACATTGCTTTGTACACAAATGGTAAGGTAAAGCGCAAAGGTGCTTATCAGTACGAAGATTTAGGTTGGCATCAAAACCAAGGTGGTCTAGTGATTCCAATGGCTGCTGAAGCTGCTATGTTGCATGGTAAGGATGTACGAGAGTTCATTCAGGAAAGACTTGATCAAGGTCATATCTTTGATTTCATGCTGCGTACAAAAGTCCCTCGCAGTTCTAAACTTGTGCTAGAATTTGAAGATGGTCGTGTAGAGCAACAGCAGAACATCTGTAGATACTACCCTTGTAAAACTGGTGGTAAACTAATGAAGTTGATGCCAGCACTACCAGATAGCGAAGACAAGAGCGATAGAAGAATGGGTATTGACACATCTTGGAATGTAAAGACCTGCAATAACATCGCTGATTTCGGTTATGATGTAGACTTGGATTACTATGTAAGTGAAGCTGAGAAGCTAGTTATCAGAAAGGACAAAGCATGAGTTACGGTGGATTACCTTGGTGGATATACGAAGCAATCTATGAGCATGATATAGCACAGATGCAATGCTGCTTTGAAGATGAATGGTTTGCTGGTACATCTAAAGTGCTACCTGAGCATGTAATTGCAATTTCAAGAGCTACTTTTAAAACACACGATATTGGAGGGTGGAATTATGACAACTGAATCTGAGATACTTCGCAAACGCTGTGATGCTCTGCTAACTGCACTACTTGGTAAAAACCTTGTTGACAACTGGTGGAAATCACCCAACAAAGCTTTTTGCGATGATACTCCTGAAGTTATCTTTGCTGTAGCACCAAGAACAGTGTACAATTATTTGATGAAATATTACGATGCAGGTGGATCATGAAGTACAAATACGAGTATAATAAAGAGTACCAGACGTTACAGCAGTTTGATGCAAACGGTGTGCTACGATCTAGCATGAGTATGCCAAAGAGTGATCTGAACTTGATTGCTCAGTTGAACATCAAAGAAAATATTTTGCGAAGTGTTGACTTGGAGTTGAAAACTGATGTATAATTGAGATATCAAACGGCTATAGTATAATGGACAATGCAACAGGCTTCTACCCTGTGAATGGTGGTTCGATTCCATCTAGTCGTACCAAATTTAGTCCCGATCCTCTGCAGAGTTTCAAATCCCTAGAAACAATGCACGATGCGAGGTAGGTGAAAGCCCTATCACTAAAATGCAAGTACTGATGGCGTGGTACTGCAGGATTTCCAAGGCCAAAGGGTTGTCGCCCGGATGTAACAAGACACTATAATACCTATTTAGGGATAGGTGGTTATAGTTCAGTATATTTCAGGTTGGGTAGACGAACGTGGTTTACTATTTGGGGTATCGAATCGTTCTGTGGTGGAATGAGGGGGCATACCTAAGATACGGAATATACTGAACTATAACTAAGGAGTAATATGAAAAACCTACTGATTGGTTCTCGTGCATTAGAGTACTGGAGTGCAGACTTCAAGTGCAAACCCAATGCTGATTGGGATATTATTAGTTTGCATGGAATTGAAGATGCAACTAAGCGCATTGAATGGCACGATTTCAATAAACTAGGTAACTACGATATTGAACGGTATGCTTCTGAGCAGTCTTTTGATATATTAGGTCAGCGTGTGCACATCGTTAATCCAATTGGTCTTACGATTATCAAACGCAGTCACCTGTGGCGTGATCTAAGCTTTCAAAAGCACATTACGCACTATCATAAGCATCTTGCAAAGTATCGCAGTATGTTTACAGCATTTGATGAACGTGTTCTGGAAAAGCGCATAGCTTATACAATGGAAGCTTACCCACAAGGTCATCCTAGTTTGAAGAAATCCGTAGAAGACTTCTTTGATGACTACGTTGAGAAGAAATACAATCATGATTATTTGCATGAACTTGTTGCATATCACGACAAACCGTTGTATACTCAGCTTCAACGCAATGCAAGTAGTGCGTGGTGTGACGAAGACTTGTGGGATAAGCTATCAAACGATGATAAAATCAAGTGCGTAGCTGAAGAAGCACAGGTCATTGCAATCGAGCGTTTTCTTGTACCAAGCAACTGGAACTATGCACCACGACATGCGTACTTAAAAGCACTTGATAAAGTATGCACTACATTGTGCAGTGGTTGGTTTAGAGATTTTGCGATAGATAATTATCCTGAAATCTTTAATTTATGTGATACAATGAAGTTTGACAACATCAGAAAGGAACTAGAACATGGCACGAACTAAAGTAGCGGAGCTAACAGTAGAGCAGCAGATTGCTCAAATTCAAAAAGAAGCTGCAGAGAAAATTAAGCAACTTCAAACGGCATTACCTTGGAATAAACGTTTCAAAAATGCGTTTGATAAATATCTTATTGGTAATAGACCTGATATTGCCAAGTACATGACTGGTTATGAACCAGAAAGTAGCATTCAACATGATATCAATGATCACTTACGTGATGTCAATCTAAGTATTAAATACGATTCATCAACTTTTGATAATTCATTGTACAATCAAAGTGTAATTAACAATCTTGTTGATCAATACGACTTGACTGAATATCCAGTGTATACTATCTTTGCTGTACTTGAAGGTAAAAATATTGTTGGTTATGTTAAGATTAACTGCCAATATTCATCGTATAATGGTAATGAGTACAGTAACTTTTGTTTTGTAAAACCACAAGAAATTACTTGTACAGTATTTAATGCTTATAACCCTTGAAAGGAAATAACATGCTTAATGATAAAGTTGTAGCTTTGCTTGCAGAAGCTGATAATAGTGTACTCACAGATTTCTTCAATTGTGAATTTCAAGTTAAACCTTGGGATTGGGACTCAGAAGAAATCATAGAATTTCGTAATGTACTTTTAAATGCAGGTATTGCTTTTGAAGAAGTAGATCGTTACGGCGGTGAAGATCAAGGTTCTGATTACTGGTCTGTGTATTCATTCAGTGATGGTATGCAAGTTGTATTCATTAAATTCCAAGGTTGGTACGCTTCATACGAAGGTTCCACCTATGAGGAATTTTTTGAGGTAACTCCTGTAGAGAAAACCATCACTGTATTTGAAAAGAAATAAAGCATCATAAATGATATCTAATGTTATCTTAGGTATTGTTTATGATACATAAGGGTCAGTAGCTTAAAGGTGAAGCCCTCGACTCATAATCGAGATAGTGCTGGTTCAAGTCCAGTCTGACCCACCAAATGGACATGATGTGTCAATTACCTGATGCTGGTATGAAACTTCCTAATAGCATAGGAGGGAGAAGCGGGTTAGATTCCCGTTGTTGTCCACCAAAAATAACGTCAATAAACTATTGACAAAGCATTTGCAGTTTGCTATAATTGCACTTCGGTCACTATCTCCGTTATGATAGAGTCTTTTATTAATAGTCGAAAGGAAATATTATGCAAAAACTAACAGGTATGCTTCTCTATGTTCAACTAAATAAGCCAGCAAAAGCTTATGTCAAGGCAGGAGAGCCAGTGAAACCAGATGAATGGAAAGCTTCAGTAGCTATTACAGATGAAGATGTAGTAGATGAGTACGAAGAGTTTGCCAAAGGTATTGATGCCAAAACATCCATCAAGAAAGTAAAGACCACTGAATTTGAAGGTATCTACAAAGTAGCACCTCCAGAAGATGCAGGTAAGAACATTTGGGTGGTAACTCTACGCAAGTCAACTCAGCTAGGTAAAACTGGCAAAGAAGTACCTGATTTGTACAAGCCAAAAGTCTTTGAGAAAGTCGGTAAAGCACTAGTTGATGTTACCAACAGCAAACTACCTGCGAATGGTTCTTACGGTTCAATCAGTATTGACAAGTTTGAGCGCACCAATGGTACAGCATCATTGTATCTAAAGAACGTACTAGTCACTTCAATGATTGAATACGTTGCTGAATCAGGTCCAGAATATGAACCCGGAAGCGAATTCGATGATGAGCCTAAAGCAGAAGCTGCACCAGCACCAAAAGCTAAAGCAGAAGTTAAACCCAAAGCTCGTGCTAAGGTTGAAGTTGCTGTTGAAGACGAAGATGAAATCCCGTTCTGATTGAAAGGTTGATATGACAAAACAAACTAGGGATATTATGACAATTGTAGCGTTACTTACTTTTGCCGTGTTACTGATCATCTTTGGACCTCTTGCTATCATTTGGTCGTTGAACACCTTGTTCCCGATCTTAGCAATTCCATTTGGTTTCTATCAGTGGGCAGCAGTAGTTCTATTGAACTTGACGATTTTCAGCAAAGCAGTTTTTACTCGAAAGGATTAATATGAATCAGAAAGAAGCAATCGCAAAACTAGTTCGTATTTATACTGAAGAGCAATCACTAGCTGAAGAAGCTAAGGAAATCAAGGATGAAGCTAAAGAATCAGGTCTTGATCCAGCAATTGTTAGTGCAGTAGCAAAAGCAATCGTTAAAAATAAGGTTGATGAACTGAAAGCTAAATCAGATGAAATTCTGAAAGCTATCGACATTAGCCGAAGCTAATATTTTACCCCGAGGCTAATACCCTTGGGGTTTTTCGTTAAGGAGGATTATGAGTAAAAGACTCTTAATTGTAGATGGTGATTTAGTAGCGTACAAACATGCCGCTGCTGCTGAAACTCGATCAGTTATTGCAAAGCATTTAAAGTCAGGTAGAGAAAAAGAGTTCGGTACAAGAACAGAATTCAAGAAGTTTTTAGCTGATAAAGAGATTGAGTTTAAACCCGAAGCTTATGAAATCACAGATCATCAACATCCTATGGATATTTCAATTGCTATAGGTACTGCAAATAAAAGTATCAGTGCTTTACTTGAAAATACTTGGTGTGATGAACTTGAGATTTATATTGGTGGTGGTCAAACATTTAGGCATAAACTACCTTTACCTTCACCGTACAAAGACAATAGGGACCAGTTGATTAAACCAGTGCATTTGACAGCAATTAGAAATCATCTAAGACGCAAGTACAAAGCAAAGGTTATTGAGAATGGTATGGAAGTGGATGATGTGGTTACAATACGTGCCTATGAATGCCTTCAAAACGGTCAGGAAGCGGTGTTAGCAAGCGTAGATAAGGATAGCTATCAGTGTCAAGGAATCCATCTATTTAACTGGACTGATGACAATCCTAAGATTCACCTGATACCAACGATTGGACATTTACGTAAAGTAAAAACTACAGTCAAAGGTGATGGTTTAATCTTCTTAGCACTGCAGGTATTATCCGGTGACTTAGCTGATACATATAAACCTTATGAATTATCCAAAGTAAGTTATGGTCCAATTAAAGCAATGAAAGCTTTAGAAGGTTGCACAACTGAACAGGAGATTTTACGAAAGGTTATTTCGGAGTTTAAACGCCTGTATCCTGAACCTTTTGATTACACTGATTGTCATGGTGTATTTCATGAAGAAGCTGATTGGTTTGATATGCTGCAGATGTACTGGACTTGTGCCTACATGAAACGCAGTTGGGATGACGTTAGCAGCTTTATGCAGTTCGCAATGGAAAGAGGGGTTAATCCTTATGAATGAAGAAAGTTTAGTTTATCGTTTGAGAAAACGCTCTGAGATTCGCAGAAGTATTCAGAATAGAAAGTCAGTACAAGAGGGTAAACCTGATCGTATTGCGGATTTACTTGAAGAAGCTGCCGATGAAATTGATAGGCTGGAATCATTAGCTGATCGCTTGTATAAAAGATTGGATACAAATGACGATTGACGAAAAAGAATACCAAAAATTATACAGGGAAAAGCATAAACTGAAAGCAAAAGAATATGCTAAACAGTACTATCTTAAAAATAAAGACACAATGCTTAAATCGAATCTTGAAAGAAAACATTCAAATCCTGAAAGAATTTTATGGCAAAGTGCAAAAGACAGATCAGTTAAATTCAACTTACCATTTGATATAGAAGTATCGGATGTGGTTATACCAAGTCATTGTAAAATACTTGGCATTCCTTTATTTAAAGGTATTGGTAAACCAACAGCGAATTCACCTAGCTTAGACAGGATTGATCCAAAACTTGGCTATACAAAGACTAATATTCAAATAATAAGTTTTAAAGCAAATACAATAAAGTCAAATGCTTCTAAAGAAGAATTAATTGTGTTTTCATATTGGATTTTGGAGAATTATCTTGACTGAAGATTTATACAATGCATCAGATAAGAAAAGAGTTAGGGAACTACTCACAGCGGAGCAGTCCAATCTTTGTGCAATAACCGGACTACCAATTGAACCAAAACAACATATTCTAGAGCATTCACATGATGATCAGATGTTTATAAGAGGTGTCACTAGTAGACAAGCCAACAGTGCTCTTGGTGTAATTGAAAAAATGTGGACCAGATATATGAAGTGGTGGTATAATGGCACTCTTAGTAATTTTTTACGACAATGTGCTGACTATCTTGAAAAAGAACATGATTCTCGCTGGCGACATGATATGTGGATACGCAAAGTTAACACCGAATTTAATAAGCTAAAGGAAGCACAAAAAGATAAAGTACTGTTATCTTTAGGTCAAACAGCAGGTAAGAATGCTACTGAACGCAAGAAGTTATTTCAGAAAATGCTATTGACACGAACTCACAGTTATGATACAATCCGCAACATCATCAATAATACAAAGGAATATTATGAAGATTAAAATCATCAAATGCACCAATCGTTCTCTTTGGTACAATAAACACATAGGTGAAGAGTTTGAAGTAAGATTTGTCGATGATAAGTCCTACTGGACAAGAGAACGAGATGGAGTATTCAATGCTCTGAATTGGATATACAAACATGATGCAACTGTAACGGAAGGAAACTTAGAATGATGCGAGTTGAGCATACTATCAAAATAGTTTTATCCGAAAATAATGAAGTTGTACTAACAAAAGATCAAGCTGAAGAATTATATACAGCATTAACAAATGCTTTAAATAAAACTTCAAGTTTGTATTATCAACCAAACCATCGTGGTAACAATAACATGTTATTAGCAGGTGGACCAATCGTAGCACAAGGAGCACAAGGAGCAACATGAAGCATTCAGATACAATCGTAGAGCAAGTCGTAAGAATGACAGGTGCTGGAATGAGTAGTCGATACGTTGCAGAGCAGCTAGGTATCAGTAAGACCAGTGTTAACGATATTTGGAATCGTTGGATTGCTAATCCTAAGCCTTTCTATAATGCAGAAGAAGTAGCATTTAAGCAAAAAGAAGGACCAAAGATTTTAGTATTTGATACTGAAACTGCAGCAGCTACTGCGCTTACATTTGGTCGATTCAAAGTTAATCTATCACAAGACAATATCTTAGATAATGGTGGTTGGTTACTATGTGCTTGCTGGCGCTGGTTAGGTAGCAATACTACAGAAAGTATTCACCTTACACCTGAAGAAGTACTAGAAAAAGATGACTCCAGAATTGTAGCAAAGCTGTTTGAATTGTATGAAGAAGCTGATGCGGTGTTAGCTCATAACTCACAAGGCTTTGATCATAAGGTTGTACAAACACGAGCAGTCTACAATGGCTTTCCTCCGCTACCACAAGTTAAAGTACTAGATACTCTACAACTGGTAAAGAAGTACTTAAAGCTACCTAGTAATCGCTTGGATGCAATTGGTGAATTCTTCGGTCTAGGTCGCAAGATCAGCACTGGTGGTATTTCACTATGGCGTAAAGTTCAAGAAGGTGATGAAGAAGCGATGGAACAGATGGTAGAATACTGCCTACAAGACGTTGATTTGTTGTATGATGTTTATCTGCGTACTCGTCAACTAGGTCGTGCAGGTTCTGATTTCAATGCAGCTTTGTACTTTGATGATGATCTTATGCGTTGTCGTGTATGCGGTAGTTCAGACGTTGAAGTTACAGGTCGTACAATCGAAACATCTTTGAATGTCTTTGATGAAGTTCGCTGTAATGAATGCGGTGCTGTACATCGTCATCGTGAATCAAAAACATCAAAACAAAAGCGAAAGAACTTGTTGATGTAACGAAACTGTGCTATACTAGCAATACAACACTTCGTTGATTACAATTTGAGTTCACACCCCGGTTAACAGCCGGGGATTTTTTGTCACTAAAAGGAGAAACATGATTTACGATTACAACATTTCGGATTTTCAAGATGATTGCTATGCTTTCAATAGCGTTGCAGGTAAAGATAGTCTTTGTACTTTAAAAGATATTGAGTTTCAGTACAACTTAATCTTAGAGGAAACTAAAGAGATTAAAGAAAAAGGTATTGATCATAACAATGCCAAAGAAGTAGTTGATGGTGTAGTAGATGTAATGGTTACTGCACTTGGATTGATGCAAAAGCTAGAGTATCTTGGTGTAGACATGAACAAAGCTATGCGAGATACGGCGTACAATAACTTAACAAAGTATCCTTCTGATGAGTACATTGCTATTCAAACTGCACAAAAGTACGAGCAAGAAGGTAAGCAAGTTACTGTTGACTACAAAGCTGAATATGAATTGTTTGTGATCAAAGATTTGAAAGATAAGGTAATGAAACCTATTGGTTTTGAGAGCAATGATCTGAGCAATTGCATCCCTGAAGATTTACTACTGAATGGTTTTAAGGAGGACTGAACATGAGTTTCAATAATATTACAGTTATTGGTAAAGAATATACACCTGTATTGGATATAGATGGTACACAAGGTTGTTATTCATGTGCATTTCGTAATGACAGCAGAGGTTGCAGGGAGGCAAATTTGATTATGAACTGTTCAGATACTGATGCATTTTTTGTACCAGCTTCTGCTGTGGACTTACGATCAGCTACTCAACAAATGCAAGATTGGCAACCTACGAATACTGTTACAGTTACCGAAAACCAACCAGCAGGTACTAAGTATGATCAAGATAAGTTGCAATACAGCTTAATTCCAGCGTATGCTTTAGAACAAATTGCTAAGAATCTTACAGTTGGTCTAAAGAAGTACAAAGAGCGTAATAACTGGAAGAAAGTACAGGATGCAGAACAGCGTTATCTAGATGCTCTTTATAGGCATTTAGAGGCACATAGGAGAGGCGAAGTATATGACCCTGATAGTAGCGTACCAGATATGCCACATCTCGCTGCTGTAGCCGTTAATGCAATGTTCTTGCTTGAATTCATGCTTGACCCACAACTTAAACAAAAGGATAACAAATGATCGTATTGCAAGTAATTAGTGCGTTAGTTCTAATATTTATTATCGCTATCATGTACGCAGTTGCTATTAAATTAGTAAATGAACATCGTGAACTGCAAAATAAAAAGGATGATATTGACGATCAAGATAACCTTGATTTAACCAATAAGCAGTGATATAATAGGACTCTCGTTTATTCTGAAAGGTAGTAACAATGAATAAAAAACCAACACGCCCAAATGCAATTGTAGCTTTATGTATTATTTCTGAATCGGAGATTATAAAAGTAATGCCAAATTACTCCAGTGCATTTGAGGACAAGGATGAAGAATTTAAGAACTTTCTTTATTCTTTAGGAATGAATGTAGATAGACCATACCAAAGGCAAGATGCACTACAGCACAGGAATCGTTTTAACGAAATTGTTGTATGCAGTCGATGGGTTGGTGAGGAACGATTAGATGAAGCTTGGATTAAAAGTGGTTACGCAAGTAGACCAGCAATTGATAAAGCTAGTGGAAGTAAATTAACAGAAGATATTTATCGTGCTCGATATGAAACTGAAGATGCTCAAGCATTGTTGGAATCCAGAGATAAATATGCTACAACAACAGAGGAAGACTAAATGCTAGAAAAATACTTGTTACCTATCAATGAACGACAGGAACCAGTTGAGTTTGCAGATCAGCAATTGAAAGTATTCTGGTTACCGGATGAAATCAAAGTAGAGAAAGATATTCAAGATGTATTGGTGAACTTCACACCTGCAGAAAAACATGCAGTGATCACTACATTGAAACTATTCAGTATCTACGAAACACACGCTGGTTCAGAGTATTGGGGTGGACGGTTTAAGAATATGTTTAATGGTGCAGAGTTTCATAGAATGGCTTCGGTCTTCTCTATGTTTGAACTAGCTGTTCATGCACCGTTTTACAATAAGATCAATCAGCTATTGCACATTGATACACCTGAATTTTATACATCGTATCTAAATGATCCTGTATTAAATCAAAGAGTAGAGCACATTGGTGAAATCATTGATCATCCTGATGACTTAATTTCACTAGCAGCTTTTTCAATGGTGGAGGGTGTAATCTTGTATTCATCCTTTGCATTCCTAAAGCACTATCAGTCTCAAGGTAAGAATAAGCTAATGAACATTGTGCGTGGGATTAACTTCTCAGTGCGTGATGAAAATATGCACTCTACTGGTGGAGCTTGGGCTTTCAAGTACAAGTTAGAGCAGTTAAAACAAAAGTTGTCACCTGAAGCATTTGAGTTACATAAACTAGCAATTGAAGCACAAGTTCGACTAGTAGCACAAAAGCTTTATGAGCACGAATGCCAGATTATTGCTAAGTTATTTGAGCAAGGTGAGATCAAAGGTATTACTGCACATCAGCTTGAGAACTTTGTACAATCTAGGGTTAATGAATGCTTGAAGCAATTGGGGTTTGCAAAAGAGTACGATGTGAAGTACAATCCTATTTCGGAATGGTTCTACAAGGGTATCAACGATTACACCTTCAATGACTTCTTCAGTGGTATGGGTAATCAGTATCATCGCAGTTGGGATAGTGCAGATTTTGTATGGAAAAAGGAGAATGTAAATGAGTAAAGTTGTAAATAAAAATTGCATAGAATTACGCAAATCTACTAGTGGTAATTGGGTTCAAATGATTATCAATCATCGCATTGTTTTTCAAGGTCCACGTATACCTGACTTCATTTGGTTAGATGTATTGGCAGACACAAACTTTGATGTTTCAGAAACCCAATATGATCCCGAAGAGGAATTTGAATGAGTAATATTTACAAAGAACTAAGTGAAGAGCGCAAGAAACTACAGGAGCAAGATTTAGTTCCTCAGTGGTATACAACTGCAGGTTATCAGATGTTCAAAGATAAATATGAATATCAAACTGAAGGTCGTTCTGTACGTGGTCAATTTGAGAGGATAGCCCGTACTGCAGCAAAACACGTTCCTATGCTTCCTAATGCTGAATCAGAGTTCTTTAAACTGCTTTGGAACGGTTGGTTGTCTCCTAGCACCCCTGTACTAGCTAACATGGGAACAAGCCGTGGAATGCCCGTTTCGTGCTCAGGAACCATTGCTGATGATTCGGTGGATGGTTTCTACACGAACTTGCATGAAGTTGCTATGTTGACTAAATACGGTTTTGGTACAGCAACTGACCTCAGTTCTATTCGTCCTCGTGGTTCAAAGATTAGCGTAGGTGGTAAAGCCTCTGGTGTTCTACCTGTGATTAAAGAGCATGTTAACGCTATGCGTAATATCGCACAAGGTACTGCACGTAGAGGTGCTTGGGCTTTCTATCTAGATATCGAACATGGTGACTTCAACGAAATCTCTGATCATATCTTAGCTGAACCCGATGATTTGAATGCAGGTTGGACCATTCGACAATCATTCATTGATCGTTTGGAAGCAGGTGACCGTGATGCTATTGAACGCTTTCAGAAAGCCATGAAGATCAAGATGGTGACTGGTAAAGGTTACTTCTTCTTTATTGACAAAGCTAATGCTAAACGTCCAGTTACTTATGTAGATCATGGACTAAAGATTAATAACTCTCAGCTATGTTCTGAGATTATGCTGTTCAATGATTTAGATCATACTTACACTTGCGTACTATCTTCAATGAATGCAGCTAAGTACAGAGAATGGCAGCACACCAATGCAGCTTATTGGGCAACAGTCTTTTTAGATTGTGTAGCTTCTGAATTCATCGAAAGAGCAGAAGGTATTAACGGTCTAGAGAAAGCTGTACGATTCACTAAGAAGAGCCGAGCACTTGGTTTAGGTCTATGTGGTATCCATACGCTGTTTATGCAAGAGATGCTACCGTTTGAAGGCTTTGATGCACATAGGTTAAGTCAAGAGATTCAAGCTAGTATTTGGGAACAAGCTCAAGGTGCTACTAAAGCTATGGCTGCACTATTAGGTGAACCAGAGTGGTGTAAAGGTTATGGTATTCGTAATACGCACTTGATTGCTATTGCACCAACTAAATCAACTGCTTTACTAATGGGTGGTGTATCAGAAGGTATTAACCCTGATCCAGCTATGAGTTACAATCAGATGACTTCTGCAGGTGAAATTGATCGCTTGAATCCTGTACTACTTGAGCTAATGAAAAAGAAGGGTGTCTACACCAAGAAACATGTGCAAGAGATTACAGATAAGCAAGGTTCCGTTCAGCACGTAGAATGGCTAACCGATGATGAAAAGCAAGTATTTAAAACTGCTTTTGAAATCAACCAGAAAGCTGTGCTAAGATTAGCATCTGCACGTAGTCGATACATTGATCAATGGCAGTCTCTAAACCTGTTCTTTGCAGCAGATGAAGACCCTGCTTGGATCGCTGAAGTTCACGCTGAAGCTTTCCGTGACCCTAATATCTTAGCGTTGTATTATATTTATACTCAAGCTGGTGTACAAGCCAGTAAGGGTGAATGCGAAGCTTGTCAATGATTTATAAAATAATCAGAAACTCACACAATTATGAACGGTATGATCAAAATGACGAAGAAACATTGTATAGTACCAATCATAAATCTACTTTAGTATTTGTAGGTTGTAAAATGAAAGTTGTGAAAGAAAAACTAAAAGAGATGAAAGATGCTGAAGAAGTACATGGTGATCATCACTGTGTTTATTTTGAATTTGTAAAGGAAAACGTATGCAAAAACTAGTAGTATTTAAAGCTCATTGGTGTGCTCCATGTAAAATGCTTAGTAAAGTAATCCAAGATACTGATCTAGGTATTCCAGTAGAAACAGTAGACATTGATGCTGACCCTACAGCTACAACTGAATACGATATTCGTGGAGTACCAACTTTACTTCTCATGAGCGATAATCAAGTCATGCGGCGTAAGTCAGGTTACATGAATGCTGAACAATTAAAAGAGTTTGTTGCGTAAAGTACAGACGTAAAAATGCCCGGAGTCCTGTAAAGGATATCCGGGTTTTCTTTTTACATATGAATACCGTTTAGATACACGGTTTTACCATTTTGTTTAACTGCTGTTAATACTTGGCATTTTAGATTGTCAGGATTATATGATACATGTACCCAACCTGAGTTTGGTAATCCTTGTGTATAAAACTCAAGAATAACTTGCGTGAACTTAAAGTTCTCTATGATATAATTAGCAAGATCACCATTAGCCATACCTGCGATTTCAATATCAGCAGCTTGACCTTTGCAATGATCAGAAGTAGCACTACCACCTACTGCTGTATTAACTGCAGGGGAGCGATAACCGCTATTAATCTTTAGAGGCTTACCTAGTTTTTCACGTAATGGTTGCAATACATTATCTACTAGGATTTGCATATTAGCGATAATCTCAGGAGTTGGTGTATTATCAATACCTTTACTAATTGCAGTACCAGAGTATGTTAGTTCAGCTAAGGAAAAGTTCTTCGACAACTGTGTCATATATTCTTTCTATTATTTTGCAGAGGATGTAGGCCATGATTGAATCAACGTTCTGGCATCAAGGGCGTGACCATCAGCTTTTCTCGCCATTTCTTCAAGAGCAACTGAACACTCTCCGAATACGGTTGTTGCGGTTGCTGCGTAGTCTCTAACGGAGGTGCAGGTAGAACTATTGATGGTGGCACTATTACGGGTGTTGTAGTCCCGCACCCAATTAAGCTCAGACTGAGCAGCAGAGGCAGCAGCAGCGTTTTGTTTAGCTTTGACTTGTGCTTGTTGTAGTGCAGCATCTTTTTTCCTTTGCAATTCTGTTGATTGATCTAAAACTTGTTGTGTAGCGGTAGCTAAAGCTTTGGAATGCTGAGTATGAATATCACTGATAACAGAATCCATACGCCAACCTTGGACCAAGAAACCCGCAACGAGAGCACAAGCAGTTATGCCAGCAGTGATATAGTAATTCATATTATTCCTTATTATCCTTATTCATAGTACCACGAATATAAGCTGTAGCTGCCATGAATGCAACAACGATAGTACCCATTGCAGCAGAGAATGTAGTTGCTAAACCCATTATTAGATTAACTTTTTCAGAACTAACAAAAGGTAGTGTCATTAATATAATAGTTAAAAATGGTAAGAATAAAGCTGCCCATGCCATTAA